TTAAGTTTCCGTCGTCATCAGCATTAAGTCTTATTATCTCTCCGTTGGTTGCCTTTACAGCTATCAATGTCGGGACACGATTTTCATCATGTTTTGCGTTTTGATCTGTCATATTTTTTTAAATTATTTTTTATAAAACGTGGAAAAAATTAGATGTGTTTCCACCACCGGCTGAACCAGTAGTAAAAGTGTTTATAAATCCATCGTTTCCACCACCAGTTCTAGCTACAATATAATCATCTCCGTCATATCTAATTAATGAAGGATAGCTACCATAATATATTATCTCTCCTCTTCCGTCGTCAATTGTTATATTGTTACTTCCATCTAAAGAAAATACTTTAATATATGAACGAAAACCAACCCCAGTAACAAACCCTTGATAAAATACCATAAATTCATCTGAGTTATCAGTAGCAACCATTGAAATGTGTTGCATAACTGGAACGTTTGTGGCTTCTAAAGCTTCACTATCGATCTGAGTTATATTCTCATAGCTTCCATCAATTGAGAATGTTCTAATTCTCAATTCTTGTGCATCTGTAGTTCCTCCACCATAAGCAAGTACAAAATGAGTTGCGTCTAATTTTAATAGTGAATTACCAAGGCAACTATTCGTGTCGTGTTCTAATGTAGCTATTGTCGCAATATTGTCGTAACTTCCATCAATCGAGAATGTTCGCAAATAACCATCACTAGCTGTTGTTCCCTTATAAGCTAATATCAGATGTGTCGAGTCGATTAATACTAATGAATTTTGTTGAGCTCTCTGCGAATCGTGTTCGAAAGAATCTATTTGAGTAATATTTTCATAACTTCCGTCAATTGAGAATGTTTTAATAATCCCTTTATCGCTTTCGTATGCTAATGCAAAATGAGTAGAGTTTATCATTACTAGCGAGTTATCTTCAGCTTTATTTACATCATGCTCTAACGAAGCAATCTCAGTTATATTGTCATAGCTTCCGTCGATAGAAAATGTTTTAATAGTTCCATCATCTCCATCACTTTCATATGCTAAGATAAAATGAGTAGAGTTTATCATTACTAGCGAATGATAAGTACAAACACCAGTTGAATCATGTGTTAATGAATCTATTTCTGTGACAGTACCATCACTTGCAATTGAAAATGTTTTTAGAAGAGCATTAACACTTGCTGTACCACTATAAGCTAGAATAACATGAGTCGAATCAATATATACTAATGAGTTCCATTGCCCATTAGATGTGTCTTGTTCTAGTTCTTTTAAATCTGTATATTCTACTGCCATATATTAAGTTTCGTTAGCTACTGCTACGCAACCCCATTTAGAAGTTACGGTGTTATAAATAAATCCAACTGTTAGTAATTTGCTTATTACGGTAGTTGTCGGTAGGGCTACTCCGGCATCTTCAAAATCAGCTCCCCAAGTTATGGCCCGGGCAGTTCCGTCATCTTTTATTCTAAATTTTAATACTTGGAAGTTAGTTGGTGTACCTGTAACATTTACATCTGTAATCGCTGCTTCTTGAGCTGTGATTGTTACCACATCATAGTTGTCTGAATTTACATCTGGAGTTGCGTCAGTAGAAAATGTGGCCACTCTAGCAGTGATCCTTTTATTAGTAAGAGTTGAAGTGCTAGTTGCTGTTAGATATAATGTATCAAAATATGTTTTAAGAAATGCTTTAACGTTTGTCCAAGTGATTTTCTTAAGTACTCCACCGGCTGTTAATGAAGTAGCTACAAAATCTCCATTGTTCGGAGTTGCGTCGTCTGCTCCGCCAATCAAAGCACCGATTGTCGCTGCTGTTTCAGCAGGTGTTGCGTCATCTCCTGTATTGCTTCCGGATAATGTTGTAATTCCTAGTTTTGTTTTAATTGTAGCAGTTGTTTCATCTCCTGTATTAGTACCCGAGTGAGTACCACCGCCTAGAGTAGTGCTTTCAGTAGCTGTTATAGTCTTTCCTGCTGTTATTATTAAACCATGGACTCCTGTGATCAAAGCCGCATGAGTAGTAATTAAACCGGCTGCTACTCCGGCTGCTTCGTATACTGCTGATAAGTCCGGGATATCTCCTGCTATTAAAGTATCCCATGCCGGTACTCCTGATACTGCGCCATCTCCTGTTTGTGTTAAAAACTTTTTAGTAGCTGTAGCGTTACCTGCTAGTTTTGTCCATTTAGGAGTTGCACTACCATAAACTAAATCTCCCAATACTGGATTGGCCGCAACAGTATCTGTGTGAGTGGATGATAAAAAATTATGTGCTGATCCGACAGTAGAGGTTAATACTCTATGCGTTACTGGATCAACATAAATAGTGACCGGTGTTACTCCGTCAACACTAGAAACACCTATCAATGTTGGAACGCTATTCTGATCTCTTTTTGCTTCTACCATATTTTTTAAATTATGTTGATTTTACTAATAAAGCTCCACTAATAGAATTTATATAAATTGGTACTGGGGTCTTACCGTCAACACTAGAAACTCCCAAAGCTACCGGATGGCCATTATTATCTCTAGTAGCGTCATCTCCGGACTTGTCTGTTCCTGTCGTTCCGTTACTTACTACTAATCTGTTAGAAGCGTCGACAGAAAAAGGTAAGGGTGTTTTGCCATCAGCATTTGATGTCCCTAATGCAACAGCCACTCTGTTATTGTCCCTTACCGCTTCTGTCATACTATTTTATTCCTAAGTGTATTTTAGCTTGTTCTAGAGCCTTATAATTACTTTCAAGTTCTCCTGCTTTTTCATATAGTTTATCTTCTCTTTCATTCTGTGATATTCTTCTGGCTTCTAAAGCCTGTCCGACTGTCTTTAGGCTCATCTCCCTTTTAAATACTTCTGCTTCTCTTTTATTAATATTGTTTACTTCTCTATGATATTTTACCCAATTATTAGAAAGGGTATCTGCTGATTCTCTTATATTTTCTTCTTGATTAACTATTCCTTTTTCTCTACTATCTAGCTTTTCTTTTACTAGACCTAACTCATCCTTTTGATCTAAATTATTCTCCGCTTCTTCCATATTCTTTTCTCTCGCTTCTAGAATAGTCTTTTCTAGTTCTACTAGCTTTATTTCAAACTCATTAGCTTTCAATAATTTTGATTCAGCTTCTTTTAGTAATTTATCAACCGGCTCTAATAGTTTTTTTCTTTTCTGTCTTAGTGATTCAATATCACGTTCTATTAAAGAAGTTTCTATCTTCTTTTCTTTTTTATATAATCCTAGATTATCTTTTATCTCCTTAATTTCTTTTTCCGAATCAACTCTAGCTTGGTTGACTTTTAGAGCTAGTCTATTTTCTTCTATTGCTAAAGAATTAACACGATTAGAAGATTTTTCTATTGATTCTTGTTTTTTTACCTTTATCTCTTTTGGATTAAGAAGAAACATATTTATTCGCTAGTTTTTTCGCTAGTCTTTTCTTCTGGTGCTTGATAATCTTTTGATTCATCAGTTACTTCCTTTACTTCTTCTTTCTCTACAGGAACTGAAATAGTTTCTGGCGCATTGCCCGGTCCAGTCTGTGGAGTGGCGTTTGCGTCATAGGGGTCTATTGCTTCTCTAGGTTTTGTTTGAATGTTCATTGATGGTTCATCTATTTGTTCTGCATCAATTCCTAGATTATCTTCTTCTGCAATTTCTTCCATTATTAATGCTTTTTGAAATATCTCCATAAATTGTGGAACTTCTTTTGGCTTTTTTGGAGATGTAAATGTTTCCTTACCGCTATCAGTAAGAATTTGATTAGTTAAATGCTTAGCAAAATGCTCAGCAATTAGTTTTGGATATTCTTGTTTCTTTCCCGGGTTGAAAGTGTAGGGTTTACCGTTCCAAGCCCCTGTGAATGGTTTATCTGTAAAATTGTGAAAACTGTACTTGATGTTCATAATATTATTTTTTTGTTGATTGGCGAGGTGATTCCAATCTATTGTATAAGCACCGTCTTTAATAATTCCATCCCGGCCAATAAAGACCGGGAATAGAATTAATATAGTCTACATTAGTCGTAGATTAATTGGTACGTATTCAGCATCAGTTCCTGCAACTATTGCAGTTCCAACTACTGACATTATTTCTGGCGCACCGTCGGCTGTTACTTCTACAGCACCGGCTACAGTAGCGGAAGCTACTACGTCTAATCCTACTGCTATAGTATCGTCAGCGAATATTGCGCATGGTCCTGAAACTTGTAACCATCCGTAATATGAAGCTGTCAATGGTTTAACTGCTACACCGGCAGGTGCAGAGCTAATAGTTGTAGGGTTGACAATAACTCCCTCGTAAGGATTTTTTATGATGTCGATTGTAGTGGAAGCAGTCAAAGCTACTTGAACTTCATCGGCAAGAGTTAGAGTTACCACAGCGGCGGTTGCTGCCGGGTGACTACTAATTCTATACATATAACCCTCTCCTGCGTCGTCTGCTATTACTACGAAACCACTTGCGTATTGGTTAGCTGTTACTGTAACAGTACCAACAGTTGTAATGGTTTTTAATCCGGCGGCGGTTGCTGCTACAGCTAGGTTGTGATCTCCAGTATCCTGTGCGGATGACTGTTGAAGTTTACCGGCTGCAAGAGCTGTTCCACCTGCCTTACAATATCGGAACGCTCGACCGTCGTTGCTGTGTACTAATTCTCCTAGATTATGCAAGGCAGATACTGACTGCTCGTACAATCCTTGAGCCACAACAGCTGGTCCTGTTCCTGTTAATTGAGTCATGTGTTTTATGCTTAGTTAGTTAAGTCTATGATCCAGATGCGTCTACCGCTGTTCCATCTCCACCCCAACAGTTAGCGACACCTAATTCGTCACAAGCTGCAGGAATTTCAATTTTACCAGTAGAATCGGCTGTTACGGCTGTTGATCCATCGTTAAAGTTAGAATTAGAAATCATACCAGTACATCCATCTACCGCTGTGATAAATTTAGTAGCTAGGTCAAAGTTACAGTTATTAACATTCACATCTTTTGAATTCTCCAAAGATAAATGCAATGCAACTGCTGCACCGTTATTTGATTTGAAGTTACAATCTTCGATGGTGTGTCCGTTATTTGGAAGTGTATTACAATCAAGATTGATCGCAAGAGCGTCTGTACCTAGGCCGAATGTATTTCTACTTATCAAGGTAGAATAACCTCCATAGACACTAATAGCGCCATAGGTGGCTGATGCATTTTTGAAGTAACAATTATCAATCATCGCTCCAACTGATCCTGCTAAAGTAGCATAACCAGAAACACCTTGTAGTCGGATTCCATAAGTACCACTATTTCTTGTACAATTAAATTGTAATCCACTCATTTGACAGCCCGGTGCATTCACTGTTAGAAGTGCGGCGGCTGTAGCGTTCTTGATCTTTGGACCACTAAATGGTTGTAGCATTCCTGTGCCACCCATACCAATTATTTTTAATCCCCACTTGTCATAAGGAATGGTCAAATCTTCTTCGTAAGTACCCGACTCAGAAGCGTCTGCGTCTGGAGCGATTGTTCTTACGTAGATGATATCTCTTGAAGATGAAGCAGTAATTGCTGCTTGAATGGTAACTTTAGACGCACCGGGAACTAACCCTGTGTTGCTATCGCTTCCATTATCTCCGTCTACATATCTGATAGTTGCGAAATCATCGCCACCGGCAAGTACTTCTGAACTAAGGATTTTAGCTCCGTACTTCAATCCCGGAATGTAGTTGTGTAGTAAGTTAGTCATAGTTTTCTTTTTATGTTCTCCCTCTCGAGTAGGTCAGCGGAATTTCCACCGACCTCCCGGTAAAAGGCTAAACTATTTTTTAGCTTCCTGTTATATCTGTTAATTTACCATGTCGTTTTGGATTCTTAGTGATGAACTGTCCACCAAAGTAGATATGTCCAACTACTCCTGCTGCGTTTGCTGGAATAATCCAGTCGCTCCAAGAGAAACCAAGACCCATAGGTGCAGAATAGTCATTTCCTTTAATCTGTGACTTATATGCAACTGGTTTAGCAAATTTGTAAGGAAGAGCATACCAATCAAGGTCATCTTCTCTTACAGCGATATATGCACCGGATGTACATTTTTCATCCATCAATACTGGTTTACCATTATATGATAGCGCAGTAAATCCAGTACCGCCTTGTAGACCTTTCATTAAAGAAGCATCCTTTGTGATTCTTTCTTGTGGTCGTAGAAGTTGTCCGTAGAAATTGAATACAGCTTCTGTGGTATAAAATGCAGTTGGCTTCTGTGCGCCAGATGCAGTATTAATCCATAGAGTGTCAATCTTAGCAAGTGTCAATACTCCGCCTGAAGCAGTAACAGTACCTTGCAATGTGTCGTAGGTTGCTCGACTTAGTCCGCCAATGTTAGCAACGGATGTTCCGTCGTCAACTAGAGCGCCTAGTCCTAGAGGGTCTTTGCTTCCATTTCCAGTTCCGTCAGAATAGAAGATAGTACCAAGGTCGTCGGCCATGTCTTCTGTATCTGATTGAATTGTTAGCTTCATTAGATCAAGGATTTTGCTGTCAGTATCTGCTACTGATAGTTCATCCCCCGGTAGGGCGCAAGTGATTTGGTAGAATGATGGAGTAAACTCCATGTATTGTCGATTATCTGTGGCCGCTACTGAAAAAGTGTCGAAGCCACGAAATGATTGACCGGTTGTATTCTTTGAAACCTTTACAGGTACTCTTAAAGTACGACCGCTCCAACTTTTTGCTGCTCTAACTACACGCTGAAATAGAACGTTAGAACCTAGAACGGTGTCAACTACAAATGGCAAATAGTCATTTTGTACTGTAGTTTGCACCCTCTGTCCATATAATTCAGTCATAATATTAGGTGGTTAGTTTTTTAAATGATTAAGTACTCCCACCACCTAGTCAAACTACCAAGGCTTTACTTGTTTAAAGTCCTCGGATGTTTTGAAGGCTGTGGGTTTATCCTCGCCCTTAGACTCGGATGTTGTCGCTCCGGCTATCTTCTTTTTTTCAGTTGCCTTAGAGGTTGAACTAGTGCCTTGGATCAATTTCCAACCGGCCTTATAATTCCATCTTCCTTTTGAATCAACTAAATCGTTATCCATAACAAATTTAAGGAGCTTGTTTGGATCAACTTTCTTTCCATCTGGATTAAGAGTTTTATCTATCTCTATTGAAGCCATTTCATCTTGCATGTATGTTGTGGCATCATCAATAGCCTTTTTCTCATCAGTCTGAGTTTTGGTTAATCGATTAACCGCTCTTTCCTCTGCCTGAGTGATTAAAGACTCTTGGTGTTTTTGGTAGGCATCCCATTGCTCTTTCTCTCCACCAAACCAAGTAGGAATTTCGGTACTTGCATTATCTTTACGGGCTGTTGCAAATTCTTCACGAATTTCCTTTATTGAATCTTGATGTCGGGACTCTTGGTCGTTGAACCTTTTATCCCATTCTGCTTCTCTTTCTTTCCATCTAGGCTGTAGATGGAACGGAACATCTTTGTCCCCGGCTTCTGTGCCGGTTTCTTCTTCTGAATGAGTATCATCCCCCTCATCCGACTGGGTGTTTTCCGCTTCATTTTCTTCGGTTGACGAATCCTCGGAGTTTTCGTTCTCCGACTCCGACTTGAAAGGATTTTCTCCCTCATGTGGGACATCTGTCATTGCTTCTTCGCTGTTGTTATTATCTGTCATATAATTACGATCTATTATTTGTTACTGCGCCATAGACGGGAGCGCTTTATTTATTAATTTTATATTGTCAACTATACTTTTCTTGGCATTATAGGTTTTTTCTTTTCCGGTGGGTTAGATATATTTCTAGTCTTATCTGCAAATTCTTTGGCAAGTTTAGGCTTTACTGGATATAGTTTTTTCATACTATTCTTCTCCTTTTCCGTCTTTCGTTTCAATTCCTACTATATCAAATTCAGAATCATTTTGCATCTTACTTATAGAAAGACCTGTCATTTTTAATTTGAGCTTCACTTCGTACTCTTTTCCAACTTCCCATTTTCTAGCTTCCGGGAAGAACTCATGATCCATCCTTAATCTAGGATAAACTTTTGGAGCTTTTTCCTTTGTCTTTGATCCTGACATTGGTCTATCCATCATGTATTCATCTTCCTTTGGTTTTATTTTTCTCATCATAGAATTGAATTTATTATTCAGTATTTACTTTTTTATCTTCTGTTTCGGTCAAAGACTTTTTACCTACTTCTTCCATGATGGCTTTTGTTGCTTCTTCTTTCCTTTGATCATCATTATAAGCTGCGACTGCTTCTGGAGCTAGGTTTATTCCTGCTTGTTTAGCAAGTTGCGCCTGTCCATCTGGTGGTAAGTCTTTGAAACTAATTGACTTCGATGGGCTATCTCCTCCGGATGAATTCTCTTGTCGTGATTTGATAACTTGCTGTATCCTCTCATCGCCCGTAAATAGCACCTCTGGAGCGTTAGCTTCCAACCACACGTTACCTGCCATTTCTTCTGGGTTAGGGTAGTCTAAGGCCTTATATAGGTCGATTAAGCTCATTCTGTTGGCACTAGCGAGTTCCATAGCTTGGTTTGCCATGGTGGTGCTGTCTTTAGGCAATAATGACCCCTCTTTTACGCTGATCCTTACTTTAGGGTTTGGTTTGCCTAGATATCTATCGTCGTAAACGTATAAAAGTTGAACGAACCAATTGTAAATACTGTCTGCCATTTGCTCGAGGTATTCGCTGAATCCTCCGCCGATTCTGTCTGTATCTAAAACTCTGTTTTGTAATTTACCCCTAACAGTTTTCTCTCCACTTAATCCGGCCGGGGATGATCCACTAGTTCCAAAAATATCTCTCATTCTTACTCGGGTATCTACTAATTGATTATAAACATCGCCGGGTAGTGATGGAGCGCTCATTCTCTGGATAGCGTCTGAAACTGAACCGGCAGGGATTGATACCGTTCCACCTTTTCTTAATGCTTCGGTCACTCCCTTGGCCTGTTGCTGACTTAATCCGGACCGTTCTAATGACACTACCATTCCACCATTCATGCTGTCTGCATTTTTATCTATCTGTTTTATTCTTTTGTTTACTAGGTCTTGACTAGATAAATTTTGGCCAATTAGAGATGTTTCGTCTACTGGCTGTTTGCCTAGATTAAATACTGATAATAAAACAAAAGGAATGCCCGGTACTGCCATGTGATTAACTCCTTGTTTTTTAATCATTAATGGATTACCTGCTTCGTCTAGCTGTGGTTCTCCCTGTTCAGTATAATCAGCTTCTTCTTCTGTATTATAGTTCCAATGCGGATTCTTTTTCTTCAATAAAACATCTTCCCCCATAGTCCAACACATATATTCGTTGGTCCACCATTCAATAAATCCTATATCAGTTCCTAATGCTTTTTTGCCTTTTATATCTTCTGATAGTTTTTTAATAGCTTCTACTGCTTTTGGTTCTCCTCCTATTGCTTCCAATAAACTAATCATACTAGAAGCAGGGAGTTTTCTATGCTCTCCTATAAATTTACCAGTATAGCCATCCTCTCCTACTGTTGCTTCCGGGTCTAGTATAAGTTTTGTTGGTCTTATCACTCTGGCTGTTGGGATGTCTTTGTCTAAGTCCCATCCCATTTTCATCGCTCCTAAGAGATAAATAGCCCAATGCCTAGCTGTTTTTTTCATTTTCAAACGCAAAACCAACTCGTCAGCTATTTCTCCGAGTTCTTTTCCTAGGTTTGAAGCGAATGATAGGTTCTCCGGGGACTGTTCTACCTTACGAGATAGTTCTACCATTGGCTCTGGGTTTCGTCTAATAACTTGCGGAAGGTAAGTTTCTAAAGATTCAAAAATAACATTGTCGATCAATGCTCTATTTTTATCAGCCTTTGGTTGACTAAATTGTTTTCCTTTCCAGTATTTCTCGTTTTCGCCATAGCTAGTCATCCATTCAGAATAGACTTCTGATTCTACCCATGACTTTTCCCAACTTGCAGTTAGTTTAGATAAATCTTCATTATCCATCTTCAATTCTAACTCCGGGAACTTCTCTGATACTACTCCCTCTTCATTTTCAGCGTCAACCATCCCACCGGCTTTGTTGGTGTTACGGCCAAGAGAATAAAATGCGTCTAAGAAACTCATAATGATTTTATTATAACATAAAAATTAAATTGTAAACATTAGTTATCAACCATTGCGCCAGTCATCCTCCTCCTCTACCCACCATGGTTCTTCTGAATCTGATTTCTTGCTCCCAAACATTTGGCCCGGGTCAAGATCGACTGTTCTATTTGGATTAACTATATAACTGTCCGGTGTTAATGTTTCATTTACTCCGACTATTCCACCTTGGCCACCAAATCTCATTATTCCTATTCTCCAGTATACTGTAGCGTGTACCCAATCATCCCTGTCGTTCCTTTCCCATTTATATTCT